CACAATGGCATTATCTCTCTAGCAACGAGTTCTGCATGTTTCTCCGGCACTTCGAGCATACACGCGTCGTGTAGTTGTAACACGATACGATATCCCAGCTTGTGCCGGTCAGGGAACGTATACAAGTTGTATAGCGCCTCGTTCATTGCATCTGCAACCATAGACTGTGCTGGGAAGTTCAACGCCTCGCGCTGCTGCGCAGCAACAGTCGTTGGATCAGTGCTCAGATAAAACCGCCGCAGGCGGCCCCAATATGTTCGCAGCCATCCCACCGACACTACGCGGTCCCGGATTGCCTGCTGCAATGTAGCTAGACCAGGATAGGTACCAAATAATGTATCCATAATACGTTTAGCATCTTCGACTGTTACATTGTTGCCTTCCTCCTGACATTGCCGCGCAACAGCCTCTGGTGCGCGACCGTACAATGAGCCAAATACGATATTCTTAGCAGCGACCCGCAGCGGCAGTGCGCCGACGCTCTCCAACCCCTCCTTAGTGGGGGGACAGTCAAGTCTGAACGCCCTAACCGCCATCTGCGAGTGTATGTCATAATGATCCGGATGATCTGGCGGAAGCGATGCGCGATAGCAATGTTCTATCAATAGTGTTTCACCAGCTAGAACAGCCTCACACAACACCTCTGCCAACATGAAATCGGCTTCAATCAGCTTATAACCAGGTGTGGCGCATATTATACTCCGAATTGGTGCACAATATAGATCGCCGAGTAGCCGGCTATATGCGCCTTCGCGACGCTTTGCCAAGTTTTGCAGCGGAGGACGCGCACTGCTCGCCCTGCCCGTCTCTACAAGCTGGCGAAAGAAACTATGTACGCGCCCATCGGCACAAATAAACTTGGCCAGTCCGCCCGAATAAGTGCGTTCATCGTCATCGTCCATCGCCGGCGGACGTAAGACGCTTTTTAGAACGTGGTCCAGAAATCGGACATCGCGCAGTTTTCCAGCAATCGGATGCGATAGTGCCAGTATCCCGCACACCTCTTTGTCGGTGCTCGGACGCGCCAAGTCGTCGTATTCCGTCCAGGGGCGCTTATCAGTGCTTTTCACTGGCGACAAATTCAACGACATAGCTCCGGGCGGACGTACGCATATTGGCGCGTTTGTAGTAGCATCTCGCTTGTTAGTATATCTTTCGCCAAATAGCAACTCGGTCGAATGCACATGGCTGCGCGGATTAAATTCCGGCCAGCGGATTTCTTCTCGTAGCTCTGCTAGCCGCTGCTCATACGCCCGCATGTACGAATCCGTTATGCGATCGAGTCGTTCACGATCAACCATGACTCCTGTGCAATGCATCTCGATAAATGCGGGCGCTGCGCGCATAGCCCGGTGGAACGGCTCCCAGCAGCTATTACCAAATCGGTCTGCATTGAGCAAATTACAATATACGTCCATCAACTCGCGCGTAACAGCCGCGTCTATCGCCGCATAAGGAATCAATACATCATCCGGGCATGCGCCGTATCCGGGCAGATCCGCATCTGCAATCTTCAGCTCAGATACCCGCGCAGCGCGCCATCTCAGTAGATCCGCGCTCCACGGGGCGTATCCGCATCTAATTGCTGCAATACTTTCCAGGTCGAACGGACCTGTTTCGTTGTAGGCATGCTCGGCAAGCGCCACATCAAACAGTCCGGGATACCGCCCGCCTACGAAATCGTTTAATGATCGTGGTACGCGCAATAGGTGATCCACACATACTCCTATGGATTGCAGCCACGGAATATCGGCCGCGATATGCGCACCACCAAGCTGAACGCCATCGAGACGCAGCAGTTTGTTTAATAGTACTACTGCCGCATCATTGTGCGGCATAAATGCGGGCGTACCATCCGCATTGCGCATCTTGATTACTACAGCATGCTGCGGGCGATAGCTGATCTGAATAGTGCGGACATATGCGCCAGGTTCAGTCGGAAACCGACCATCCCACTCAAGGTCGATTGCAATCTTCTTTACACCATTTATCGCAGATACTTCTTTTATGACGCGCTCCAGCGCATCCGCATCTGTAACAACATCCCATGTAATCTGACTATTCTTGTCAGTAACTGTGCCTGTTTTTATATAAGTAGCCAGGCGTCTGAGGTCATTCAGCAATACCGGCTCCATTTCTGGTCTACGACATACTGCTGCTGGATGTAGCGCAATAAATACCTTTGTGGTATGTACCTCATTGGAGCCGGTCGCTGTGCCTACAGGAAACTCGAATGTTAAATCTTGAGTCGCCAGGATTCGCGGATTGCTTCGCTGGCCAAATATCGCACGCACGGCCTCCGTACCCAATAGCAGCAGTATTCGTGGGCGCACGAGCCGCAATTCCTGATGTAATAGTGGCGCACACTCGTTTACCCATGCCACAGGCAGCGTTGATATTCCGTCTACATACCAGCGCACTACATTAGTTACAAACCAATCATTGTATTGCTTATCATCTATACCGCACTGGTTTAATAACTGCCTTAGTAGCTGTCCGCTTGGGCCGACGAAATTGCGCTGCTGTTGCATTTCTTCGCGCCCCGGCATCTTGCCGATTACCATTACATCTGCGCGGCGGATGCCGTGGCTGCCCCATATATGCCCGGGCATCAACGGCACAGAATGCCACGACTGGCGGTACGACACGCCTACGACTATTGGCTGCTTGCTATAGAGCGCCATGAAATATAGTTTTGTCAGCGCCGTCGTTTCGTCGTCGCCGGAAAACAGTGCCTTAGCCGCCTGTACCAGCGCCGCTCCCGGTTGTGGCATTCCGGGCGCATTGGCGCGGTAAACCAGCGGTATTCCGTCGACTTCGGGAATCTCATTCGCTTCGATGCATCGCAGAGCCGCATTGCAGAAATTATTATGAACTTTGTCTTGCGCATGCTTCACGGATGAGTTCGTGGCACAGTTTTTGTCCTGAGCTGGCCGGATCATTTTCACTCCTTACAACATACACTGGACGAATACTATGTAGTTGCTTGACAATATGCTCACTCTCCTCTTCTGCGTCGGGGTCCAAGAATACCACTATACTTTTACATTGCGAACTTGCGATAAGCTGTAGCTGGCTGCTGCTAAGCGTTTTGCCGAATAAAGCAACGGCTCCGTCTCCGACGGCCCACGCATCAGTCACTCCCTCGACGATTACCATACGCTCGCATTTTGATGCAACATCGTAGTCATACAGGTACTTCTTAATATTTGCGCCAGGCGCCGTAAAGTATTTCGGTATGCTTTTGCTCGATGGTGTGCCGATATACCGACACTGCCATGCCTGCACCTTACGCTCGTGAAATACCGGAATCACGATACGATCGATTGCTAGCGGAAATCGATCAGAATCCACACAATATTTCACACCATAGCGGTACTCCAGCCACGCTGGATCGAATCCTCGATCGCGCAGATATGCCAGTGCATGGTGATTAGCTGGAAGTTTTGATAGAGGCAGGCATGCGCCGGGCGACTTCGGCACTTCACGCGGAGCGCTGCACCCGCATGACGGTTTGACATTATACTTGTGCCGTCTGGTGCCGAATACAGTATCTATAAGACTATTTCGTGCAAGCGGATCGGCATAACAATCGTTGTGGAAACACTTTACCAGATTCCACAGCCGCATGTTTCGTACCTGGGCGCCCCAGGCATGACTTATCCAAAGACGAAATCGTGTATCCTGGTGATTTACGCGCGCACATAGCGGACAGCATACGCGATATGTCTCTCCAAAATCGAGTATTCTACATGCTTCTTTACCAGATATGTCCACGAGCACATATTGCAAAGGTTCACCAACTTTCGCAACTTTGACGGCGCCAAACGCCGCCACAAGTGCGTTGTACAACTCGTTGTTTAGCATACTAGCCTTTTGTTAATATTAACTAATCCATGCCTGCAAACCTTTTCTACTGTGCGTCGTCCTCATGCCACAAAATCTTTCCTGTTCGCCAACGGTAGGCTAAGACTTTAATTTTTGCCAAAGTACCTGGTCTGGCTTTGGTAGGCTTCTTGGCTTTCTTACGAATTAAATAGTAGTACTTATAGGTCTGACGCTTCACCCCCTCGCGCGGGCACACCTCGTACTGCGGTATCTTCGCCATCATATCGGTTCTCCGGCTCCTCTATGATTTGACGAGACATGTAATCCATGTAAAACTTCTTGTC